AGGAAAGATATAAATGATTTCATCTATACAGAAAATTTTATACATGTGAAGAAATTACCAAAGCATATACCAGAATATTATCAAGAGTATGTGGATATAATGAGGGATATGTCAGAAGAATGCTACTTGAGGGAAACTTATATAAAAAATGGTTATGTAGTTGATATGCAGAGGGACTTTACTTATAAATTTCAAGGCAAAGTAGTCACGCCAGATTATAGAATGAAACAAATGAAAGAGTTAGTTGAAAAAGGTGATAAAGGGAGAACTAGGAAGAACGTGAGTAAATTAGAATTTTTAGGAGAAGAAGAAATTGTTGAGTTCAAGTTTACACTAGGAAGATTTAGCCCAAATGAAAAAACAGAAAAAACAGCGAAAATGAAATTGAAATATGGAGAAACTGTTAAGGTGGAATTTTTAGAAGGTAATGCAGCTTTCCTAAATAGGATTTATGCAGACAATGAAACATATAGAAGTAATCTAAACTCATTAGTTGGGTTAATTTATACTCTAAGGCCTAAAGTGTTTGATAAGATGAAACTTAGTTACAAATTAGGCATAAATGACTTAGCACAATGGTCAAGTGTATTGCACCAGACTAAGGATCATTTCGAGAAATTAACAAAAAGTGTTATAAAGAGAGATACACAGGATCTACAAGACACAGTAGTCACTGATATCATAGAAAATGTAGAAAATATGTATCCTTGGATGAAAAAGAACGTTTTAATCTCTTCAGACATGATGGATACCTTCCAACTAAACATCGGTGGCAATATTAGCACAAAAGAACCATTTAGTAGAGATAAGTCTAGAGAATTCGCAAAGGAAAATGGAAGGATACACGACCATGGAAATAGGGCAAAACCATTATTTTATAATTTTAGTTTCTTGCCAAATGAAGAAATTTTTAGTGAAGAATTAGATGTTATAGTGGAGAATTTTGAGATTCCAATCTTTGATGCTTCTTATGTATACTTTTATATAAACAAATTTTGTTTACCAGAAATGAATGAGATATTTGGAATAAATAAATTAATTGCATTTGTCGAAGAGGCTAATAAAGAAGACACAGATAAAGTATCAATAGCTCAATTTGGGTCTGTATTTGGTATGACAACACTATTAAAGATGTTTGGAGAAAGGAAAAATGAAGTTGAACAAGTTATATTGAAAAAGGTTTCAGAGGGGGTTGATGAAAAGAAAATGAAAGATGTCAAAATGCATTTTTCTAAGAGGAAAACTGTGTTGTTCACTTCAAATATTTTGTTTGAGAAAGCATTTCAACATCAGATTGGGAAAGATCAAAAGAAGGAAAAAATAATTAATGGAATATCAGAGATGAAAATATTAACTAAAGAGATGTATTCAGATGGTATTAGCTTAAGTGACAAAACAGAAAAAGAAACAAAAATAAGGGAAATAATGAATACAATACAATCTGAGGGGAAGAATCCAATTTTTAAGTCTAAATTAGATTATGCAGATACATTTTCAGATATTGATGAGGATATTAAGGAAATGAATATTAATATGCTCAAACCTAATTTCGAAGATCTATCTGATGCTTATTTGGGAGTTAATGAATCATTAAACAATTTAGCCAATGATAGTTTGAAAATTTCTCAAGATCTGCTAGATAAAGTATTTGAAGAGAAAGGTGCTTCTATGACTTATTCTTATTATTTACTTTTAGAAACAATAAAAGGAAATATGTGTAAACCAGATAGGAAGTATTTAGATAATAAATCTTTTATTATTTTTAGATGCCCACATACAAATGTCTATACAGTTGCAACTCCTTCTCCAAGACCTGGTATTTCAGGAACTTTCTTGTATTTTGGCAAAGTTCACAAAAAATACGAAAATGAATTAAAGGTGCCCTGGGTATTCGAAATAAAATACATAACAGTTGGAGATTATTGTTATTGGTATTCTAATAAAACTAGTAAGCTTCCTTGGGTAACTACACAGAATTGTTTAAAGATGAAATGGGGAAGTATATATGTAGCAGCATATAGCTTAGAACTTGAAAGCAATTTGTATACCAAAAACTTATTCTGGTCAATATTTTGGAACTTTGGTAGAGGTATGAAGTGGATGTTAGACCTTATATACTTGCTATATAAAACAACATATCAATTTGCAAGTTTTGGGAAAAGTAAAATAGCAGAAGAAATTGGATCCTATAAAGGTAATGATGTTAGGATATCAACTATGGGTTTTTATTTATCAAAAGGATTTAAACAATTTACAATAGAACAGTATGCTAGTAGTCTAAAGAAATTTAACCAAATGAATTATACTGTAGATCCTGTATTTCATAGCAATATCACCGGTTGGAAGATGATATTACTCGAAACTTATTTAAAATCTATATTCCCCAAAGTCGACGATGCAGATCCTATACAAATTGAACATACTTTTATAGATAGAGAGGTCAAAATGGCAGACGAATATGATTCTAGTCCATTTAATAGGGAAAATATCCCAATAGATGAACAAGGAAATTTTCATAGCTTTATGGTTGAAAAATTATTTCCAAATGGTTTTGAAAATGACTGGTCTCACATATCTTATTATGGCCCTGCACTAGAGAAAATTGGGAAGATCTTAGCATTATCGGCAAAGGAGAATTTCTCATTTACAAAACTTCGAGAAATGATTGTTAAACCAGTTTTAAATACAGGGAAAAATTCATCAGTAAAAGTTCCAACAAAACTATTTGCAAAAAAAGTAAAAGGAAAGGATGCAAAGGCAGTTATGGAAATAGAAGAGATTTGGCTTAAACAGGATAACCAGAGGCATAGAATGTACCATAATAAAAGCTCAAAAAAGAGTGGTATTGAGCCTATACCTGGGATACAATCTGAAAAACTGGATATCGCACTACATAAAAACTATCAAATAATGAAAAATATTCTATTAAACAAGGGTGATAAAATGGAACACCAAGATGTTGTAGAAGAAGTATTTAATACTTTAAGAAAACATATTACTAATATAGAAGAATTATTTTTAACTGATAATCAAATAGGGTTAGGTATTAGTTCTGTATTTGATATTTTAATACAAGGTAGAGTTTGTATTATTGAAATGCATCTAAAAGAAGAAACTAAATATGGGAAAAGAGTCTTTTTTATTCAAATGCTGGCAAACAAAACTACAAATCAAATAGTAGATAGTTTCTATTTAAATTTACTTGAATGTGAAGCAAATGATGTTGATATAATACACAAGAGTGGCAACAAAAAGATCCTTGCGTTACAGGAGAAAAATGAAAACTTCCCTATGAAGAAGAATTCTCTTTCTGCTCAAACTGATATTACAAGGTTTGGAGATAAAGTATTAATAGAAGCAATGCTACATCTCAATAAAGCTCTAGGTGAAGTAAATCTACTAACTCCTGACGAATTCATATATTTCTCTTACCTGTTAGATTTATTACATAATAGAAAGTTGTTGCTACCTCCTGAATTTCAGCGTAAAATTGGTAAAATGTATGGTAATAAAATGCAAATTGATCCTACTAAAGCTTGGAAATGGTATAATTACATCAAAGACGGTCCAATTGGAGCTGCAATTAATAATCCTGATGGAAATGAAGGTTTGACTGGTGCTATACTGACTGATGTACAAGGAGCTATTAAAATTTGTCGCCAGAGCGGAGGAACGCTTGGTGTTTTCAATTTCTTTTGGTCAGTAATGTCTTCTATATATGTTATAATACAGAAAATGGTAATGCATAAAGTCTTTGTAAATGATAAAATAATGGAAGGATCTACAATGTCTGATGACAACTTAACACAAACTATTTTTGAACTAGTTTCTAGGAAAGCGTTTGAACATTCTGACAACATAATAAAGTCATTTTTAGATACTTATTATAGAAAAAATTTGCGTATATTGATAGAAGGATTCAATTATTACTCAGTAGATGTAACTACTGATGAAAAGATACAGATTATAGGAGCTGATAAGGAATTGCTTAAAGAGCAAATTGTTATATTCTATTTAGCAACATGTTTATTATGTCCAAAACTAACAAGTTTTGATCCTTCTTTACTAAAAACTACTTTTGGTTCTGCTGCAGAAATTATGCAAACTGTGATCACAAATACTGGCAAGTTTTTTGTTCCAATAGTAAGGTATATGACTTCCATGTTTACAGAGTTATCAGGAGAAAACCCAACTTATGATACTATGAATTCTGTATCCAAACTGTATGAGATTCTGATTAATGGAGGTAGCACGATTACAATGAATGTTGGATTTATATTGATGAATACAATGATCAGTGAAAGGTTTGGTTTAAAGAATAGAAGGATTGACTTACCTGTTCAGCTTAGTGGGTTGTTTTATATTTATCCAGATAACATGCTATTAAATGGATTTGATGGTGATACATTGCGGAAACTAGCAGCTGCAGAAGAAAATAGTATTGAAATGAGACGATTAGCCTTAATTGTAGATAGCCCAGATGTATACAGACAGAAAAGAAGTAGTTTACAACAAGAAGATGAAGAAGATAAATTAAAGGATATTAAAGATGAAAAAGAAAAAAGCTTAATAGATGAAGAAGATGAAATAAGGAAACAAGAAAAAACTATTGAAGATTTATTTAAGGGTGTTAGAGAGAAACTGTTGGATATAGCCGATGATAAATCAAATAAGAAGGTGTTAGAAGAACTCAAAAAAATACAAGATACCATAGAAAATGCAAATTCCCGTGTAGACAGGGATGAAGACAGTGATCAGCCAAGTATAGGGAATTTTGTTACATTCTCTATACGGTTCATTGGACATGTTCTTGCAAAGAGTGCCTATGCAGAGTTTAGGACTTTGGTTAAAGAGAATATGATAGAATTCGCCAAAGCCAATGGGATTAGTACAACAGACTTAGATAAAATGGAAACTGAAATTATAAATCGTTTAGGAATGTTAGTTTCAATTAAGTCACCATCAGTTTTTATTGCCATCATGAATAATATTGCAAAAAATAGAAAAACAAATTTTTCTGACATTGTAAAGAAAATGTCTACAGATTATTTGGTAGTAGCAAGGTGGGGTTACATTGACCGAGTAATGGGAAATCCATTTTCTCAGAATATTAGGGATTTAGATGAAATATTTCAAGTTGAAAACCTGAAAATAGGTGAATGGCAAAATTTGATAGAAATATATGCAAATGATTTAACTATAGAAGTTCCCGAACGGTCTATGAAGATAATCAGAATAATGAAAAATATAAGATTTAATGCACTAAAACAGCTTAAAAGACCATTTAAAGCAAGAATCGAAACTAGAAGATTTCCATTAGAGAAGGAAATATTTTTCGGTATGAGGAAACATAGAAGAGATGAACTGAGACATATTTTGAACAATAATAATGATTCTTATGAAGATACTAAAACTAGCTATACTACAATATCCAATTTCTTAGATGTAGAGAAATATACAAACACAGAATACCAACTTGCTTTGCAAATGATTTCTGAGACTAGGAGAAATCCAGGAATCCATTATAGGGATACTTTATCTTTCCAATTTTTTCCACAAATAGTTGTGAGTTCAAGGTTCAAAATGTGTATTGATTTTTTGAAGATACATTTGAACAGTCTAAATATACGAAGTTGGGAATCTATAGAAAAATACAGTCGAGCTTTCCTGAAAATAATACAAACTCCTACATTTTCTAGTATCTATAAAACCACAAAAGAAAATAAAATGAAAGGAGAGCAAGGGCTATATGACCATAGCAGAAATTTCTTTTCTTTTAGACAAAAATTGTTTTATGAAATGGATAATGACGATGAACATTACACATCTCAATTAGCAAAAGTTAAGAATTTAAATTCTAAGTATGAATTAACTAGTATCATAATGGCAATCCTATGGTCTATACATTTAAAGATATTCGACATGAGGGTCTTAAGATCAGATAATTCTAGAATATTGCATAAGAACCAAGATGTTAAACAAGAAATTTTTTCAGAGAAGAGTATCATAACAATGTTAACATCGAATGATACATCTTCTAAATTTTGGGCAAGCTCAATATACTCTAGATTTCTTATAAGTTCAACACTACATGAGATTAAATTCCATTTAGATGTTAGGAGGAATAAAAATCAAGCAGGTGTGGAATTTAAAGCTTTCTTCTTTAAATATAAAGATTGGCCTCAAGTGCTGTTAGTGTTGAATGTAGACATAAAAAAATACAAAATTTTTGTTCAAAATTTAGAATTTGATTCATTTGGGAATTTATGGCTTTATTCAAATGCAATTTCTAAACTCTTAAGTAAAATATTTAGGAGTACTGGAGATTATTATACTGGAAGTAGTGATTTGGAGAATGCTGTCCAAGAAGAAATCTATAATGAACTTACAGGAAAGGATGAAAATTATTTAATAGGAAACTTAAGATTATTTAGTGGAGAAGAAATTGATGAAAAGGATGAGAGACAACCAATTAACATGGATATTAAAAGATTTCATAAGGTAAGTTTACATAGATTGGAAGAACTTAAAAGGACTTATGGTGTGTATAATAAAATTTTGAATATAGTTGGTCTGAGTTTCAATAATTCTGATCTTGACCAAATTCTTTTCCCAGGGGTGTTAAGAAAAAAAGGTGTTCATATGATAACTCCTTGGAAAATGGCTTTCAATAAAGATAATATCTTTATGTACCAAGATAAAATCTTATTAAGAGATACAGTTCCTAGGGACTTTAAAATAGAGATTGATACTATTGTTGCAATAGACCCTACTTTTACTGAAAGCATTATATTAACAGATAAATGGCTATTAAATGGAATAATTGGTAGCTACTTTGTACATATAGACAATTCATTTTTAAGAAATTACGGACCTAAACTTCAAGACACTAAGCTCATAAGAAGATTAGAATGCTGTATGTGTTTAAATTTTATTGATATGGATTACTTAGTCAAAAATGCATTAATACTCGGATTTATAAATGAGATTATAGATAACAATAACAAAATTGCAATATATAAAGATTCAAGATTATTACCATTATTGCCTGCAGATGCCTTATATACACAAGGAGAAATTAATATCGGCAATTTAAATGTTATTTTGACATTTTCTTATAATAAATACATAGCTGTTATGGAAAAGTTTCAAGAAATGAATATCATAATGTCCAAAAATCAAACATTTAAGACTTTTATATTTTCTAGTGTTTTGTATGAACTATTAACACAAAAGATTAATGTTGCTGAATCAAAGGTTATGTCTTACCAATATGCAGTAAGGAGTGAAATTGAAATGGTGTTTGTTATAGATGATTATATAAAAGATAAACCTAAACGTGGAAAGACAATGTTTAAAGAAATAAAACAAAAGTTGAACAAAATAAAATACAAAAGCATGGGAATCATCGTCAATTATTTTGAGGAAGAAATGATGATGAAGTTTGATTTTACTATTCAAGATGAAGTTGGAGAAGAAGAAATAGGTTTTCATAGAACGTTTATAACAGTAAATGATCTAATCAATAAATTTATAACAATCAAAGATACTAAGAAATTATTAACAATAAGGCACCTTGATAACAACATAATGAATAGAGAAAAGGTGAGTGTAATATTAGGTGAGCTTTACCAAATAAAAGAAAGATTCCACCAAGTCATGATACATTTTAATAAAGAATTTGAATATGTATATATGTTAAATCTTGTAAATAAACTACTATATACATATTCTTATACAACAATTGAAGCAAACCAATTAAATAAATTGATAAACTTTTATGATGTATACGATACACCTGGCATAAATAATTTAAATAAAAATCTATTAGAGAT